AAGATCCTGTTGTTCTCTTTGAGGGGATTCAAGTCATGGAAATGACAGCTTTGTCCTGTATGAATAAGAAGAAGTAATGGCTGGTCCTGCTACAACTAGATTACAAGTTTTAGTCGACACTCCAGGTGTTGAGAAACTTCCGAAGCTTGCTTCGTCTTTAAAGCGTTTAACTGTTAGTACAAAAGAAGCAGGTTTAAGTTTTACTAAGCTTTCAGCAGGACTAAAACAACAAGCAATAGACGGTGGAAAAAGCATTAATAATACAAGATCATTAGCAAATGCTTGGAAAGAGTTAGCAGCAAACGTCAAATTTGGAAGTAAAGAATTTATAGAAGCAACAGCGCAAGCAAAACAATTAAATGCTGAATTAGCAAAGATGGAAGGCCGCAAGGGAGGCGGCATGGGTCGTATGGCTCGAACTGCTGGTGCGGTAGCTGGTGCTGGAGTGTTTGGTGGCCCTGAAGGTGCGATTGGTGCGGCAATAGGTGGATTGATGCCAGGTGGAGGTCCAGTTAGCGCAGCAGTAGGTGGTGCGATTGGAGCGCAAGTTGGGATGGTGAGGAAATCTATTGGCGAGATGACTGAATATTCTGCGAGCCTTGCATTACAAAGAAAGGCGTTAAAGCTTGTTATTGCTGATACAAATAAATATACAAAAGCACAAGAATTTTTATCTCGTAAGAGTGAAAAATTAGCTATTCCACAAGATGTAATTGTCAGACAATTTACTGCTTTAACTGCTTCTGTTAAAGGTGCGGGGCATAGCGTAGAAGATGCTGAGAAGGTATTTGAATCTATTGCTTCTGGTATTAGAGGTACAGGTGGAAGCCTAGAAGACATGAAGGCGGCGATGACTGCGACTGCTCAGGTATTCAGTAAAGGAAAGGTCTCAGCCGAAGAACTTCGTCAACAACTCGGTGAAAGATTGCCTGGTGCGTTCACGATCTTTGCGGAGTCGATGGGTAAGACTCCTGCTGAGTTAGACAAGGCGTTAGAGCAAGGCAAGGTGACGTTAGATGACTTTATGACTTTCTCGAAAACTTTATTTGCTAAATATGGGAAAAATGCTGAGTTGTTAGCAGCAGGCCCAGAGGCTGCAGGTGATAGATTAGCAGTCTCTTTAACAAATTTAAGAGATAATTTAGGAGAATTATTAACGCCTATTGGTGCTGATTTTCAAGATACTTTTAAAATTATTGTTGATATAATTGATGATGCAGTAACAGGACTTAAAGATTTTTTAAAAATAGGAGAAAAATTTCATCAAGAAAATTTAAATAGGTTGAAAGCTGAAAAGACAATGGCTTTAGAACAATTACAACTATTAAATGAGAAAAAAACTGCTGATGAAGAATTTATAAATAATATTAAAGCGAAAGTTGAGGAAGGTAAAAAGCTTACAACCCAAGAAACTGTTCAATATAATCTTACGGAAAGTAGACTTATCGGTACTAAAGTCTCATTAAGAGATTTAGCTGTTGTTTTAAAAGAATTAGATGTAGATATTGCTGTAATTCAAGAGAAGATGAAAGATCTTGCTTCTAAGTCGGAGGACGCTGCAACGAAAAGTGTTTCTCTGTGGGCAAATATGAAAATAGGTGCTGATTCTTATTTTAAGAGTATTGAAGATGTAGGAAAACAAACACAAGATCTAGTCGTAAATGCGTTTAAAAAGATGGAAGATAGCTTGGTTAATTTTGTAACGACAGGTAAATTCAAATTTAAAGATTTTGCTCGTTCTATAATTGCTGATCTAACAAAAATGTTTATAAGGGCGCAGATGCTAAGTATGTTTAAAGGTCTAAAGAACTTGTTTACTCCAGGGGCAGATACTGTAGATACTGTTCTTGGATCAACAGGTATGGCTGGAGCATTAGACATAGAAGCTGGCAGGAATAGAAACGCTTTAGGCAATATTTACGGTAAAAACGGAATAGTACCTTTTGCAAAAGGTGGCATAGTCAACAGACCTACAATCTTCCCATTTTCTAAGGGGATTGGCCTCATGGGGGAGGCAGGTGAAGAAGCCATAATACCCCTGCGTAGAGGGAAAGATGGTCGTTTAGGTGTTGAATCTTCTGGTGCAGGTGTTGGTAATATTGTCGTCAATGTAGATGCTTCTGGATCCTCTGTTGAAGGAGATGCAGGACAATCAGAAGAACTAGGACTTATCTTAGGTGCAGCAGTTCAAGCTGAAATTGTTAATCAGCAACGACCTGGAGGACTCTTAGCAGGTACACGTTAATGGCAACTTTCCCTTCTATTGACCCTGTTTACGGGTTTCAAAAAAGATCAAAACCTGTTCAACGCACAGTTCGTTTTGCAGATGGATACGAACATCGAATCTTATTTGGATTAGATGCTCATACAAATCCAAAAATTTATTCTTTAAAGTTTGATGTAACTGAAACAGATTCAGACACTATAGAAACATTTTTAGACGCAAGAGCTTTAGATCAAGCAAGTTTTGATTGGACTCCTACAGGTGAATCTTCTTCTTCTAAGTTTGTTTGTGACTCATGGAACAAATCAATCCCATATTTAGATAGAGCGATTATTACAGCAACATTTAGGGAAGTATTTGAACCATGAGTTTAGATCCAATTATTAGTGATCTACAGAAGAGCAATCCTTCTGCAATTATTGAATTATTTGAACTTGAATTAGATTCAACATTGCATGGAGCGACAACTGTTTATAGGTTTCATGCGGGAAGTAATTTAGATCTAAATGGAAAAGTTGTTTGGCAAAGTAACGAGTATTTACGTTATCCCGTAGAGGCGAGTGGATTCGCTTTCCAAAAGGGCCAACTTCCTAGACCACAATTAACGATAAGTAATGCTTTATCTTTAATTAGTGCTGTAATGTTAGAGGTTAATTTAATAACAGCAGGTAATGATTTAACGGGTGCAAAAGTAACAAGAATTAGAACATTAGCCAAGTTTTTAGATAACGATAATTTTGCGTCTAACGGTCTTTTTGTTCAAGAAAATTCAACAGATTTTATTGGACTAGAGGATAGTGATTTATTCGCACAAGAATCTGTCAATCCTGGGACTGCTGCTAATAATGAGTTTCCTAGAGAAATATATTATGTAGATAGAAAAGTTACTGAAACTAGAGATGTTGTTACTTTTGAATTAGCAAGTATTAGTGATTTAGCAGGTATTAGATTACCTAAAAGGCAATGTACTAGAGATCTTTTTCCTTCTATTGGTACATTTATTTAATGATTTGGAAAGACAAAGCTTTAGAACATGCCAAAAAAGAAGACCCTAAAGAATCTGTTGGTTTATTATTAAATATTAAGGGTAAAAAAATTTATTATCCTTGCCGTAATTTATCTACTTATTCTCAACAATGTTTTATTTTAGACCCAAAAGATTACGTCAAAGCAGATAGTTTAGGTCAGATAGTTAGCGTCATCCATTCTCATCCAACTACTCCAGCAATTGCAAGTGAAGCTGACAAAGTTAGTTGTGAGGCAGGTGGATTGCCGTGGCATATTGTTAATCCAAAGACAGAACAATGGGGATATTACGAACCAACAGGATACAAGCCAGCGTTGAAAGGTAGACCGTGGTGTTGGGGCGTTACTGATTGCTGGAGTTTAGTCAGAGATTGGTATTTAGAAGAAAAAAATATTATTTTAATGGATTGGGAGCGACCAACAACACCTGAAGAGTTTTTAGAAAAACCTATGTTTGAAGATTGTGCAGAAGCAACAGGTTTTCGTTTATTAAAGCCAGAAGAGAAACTAGAAAATGGTGATTTATTGTTTATGTCAATTATGGGTAAGGGGTTAAATCATGTTGCGATCTTTTTAAACGGGGAAGTTTTACATCATTTAGCAGATCGTTTAAGTTGTCAGGAACCTTATTCCGAATGGTTGCTAAAATGTACGGGAGGCAGGTATCGGTATGTTGAAAACAATTAAACTGTATGGTGATCTAAGAGAGATCACAGGGCAGAGTGAATTAGATGCTCATGTAAATAGTGTTGGAGATTGTATTAGATTTTTATTAATGAACTGGCCTCAGTTAGAGCGTCACATGAATGAAAGATATTATCAAGTTTTGACAGATGGGAATGATATAGGAGAACAAGAAATTCATTACCCAGTAGCAGAAGAAATTAAGATTGTTCCTGTTATTGCTGGTGCTGGAGGAAATACAGGCAAGATATTGATAGGAGCAGCTTTGATTGGTGTTGCAATTGCTTCAGGTGGTGCTGGTTTTGGTGCGGCAGGTGCTTTGGGTTTTGGGTCTACGACTGGTGCTTTTTCAGCAGCAGCTTTAGCTGGAAATATTGGTATTGGTCTTGTTTTGTCTGGGGTATCAGGAATGTTATTTCCCACTCCTAAACCAGAAAAGTTTGAAAACGATCAAGATCCACGGATTTCTTTCGACTTTGGTGGAACGCCAAACACATCTAGAGCAGGAACTACGCATCCAGTTGTCTATGGAGAAATATTTACAGGCTCTACTGTTATTAGTATGAACTTAACGACTGATCAGGTGACAGCATGACAAAAATAATACGAGGTTCTGGTGGTGGTGGCCCTAAATCTCCTCCTAAACCAACACGTGCGCCTGATACTTTAAATAGTCGTCAGTTTGTAACTCTTCAGGATTTAATTAGCGAAGGTGAAATCGAAGGCTTTGCTACTGCATCAAAAGAAGGCCGTACACAAGGAACAACTGCGTATAATAATGCTGCGTTAAAGGATGTTTATTTAGATAACACTCCTATTCTTCAATCAGGGGCAGATTCAACTAATCCTCAGGCAACAGATTATAACTATCAAGATGTAAGTTTTACTCCTCGTTTTGGTACGTCTAATCAGACATATATCCCAGGAATAGAACAGTCCTCTAGTCCTGTCTCTGGTTTTCCTAGAGCCTGTACTGTTGCCAATGGTGGTGTTACTCAACAGATAACAACAACAACTGTTGATGCTATTAGAGTTACGATTAACTTTCCACAACTACAAGAGGCAAAAGATAACGGTGATTTATTAGGTGCAAGCGTTCAATTAAAAATACAAGTCCAATATAATTCAGGTGGTTTTTCTGATGTCATTTCAGATACAATTACTGGTCGTACCAGTGATTCCTATTCAAAAGATTACAGAGTAACAATTGATGGTGCTTTTCCTGTTGATATAAAAGTTGTTCGAGTAACGGCTGATAGCACAAGTGCATCATTGGCTAATGCTTTCAATGTGTTATCAATGCAAGAGCTAGTAGATGATCATCAAGCTTATGCTAATAGTGCTTATGCCGCTTTAACTCTTGATAGTAAGATAGTAAGTAATATTCCAAATAGAAAGTATAGAATAAGAGGCGTAAAAATAAGGATTCCAGGTGCAGGAGCTTCTAGTTCTGGAACGCCTACTGTTGATAATGCTACAGGAAGAATTATATACCCAGATGGTTATATATTTAATGGAACAATGGCTGCAGCGCAGTGGTGTTCATGCCCTGCGATGGTATTGCTTGATCTACTTACAACCACCAGATACGGGTTAGGAGATCATATAACTGATAGTAATTTAGATTTATTTAGTTTTGTTGATGCTTCTAAATTTGCAAATACATTAGTTGGTGATGGTTTTGGAGGACAGGAAGCGAGATTTAGCTGTAATGTAAATATTTTATCTGCAAAAGAAGCATTTGATGTAATAGAAGAACTTTGTGGTGTAATGCGGTGTATGCCAATATGGAGTGCAGGGACAATAACGATTGCACAAGATAAACCTACTGATGCAAG